TTCTCCCAAACCAAGGTTTTCGAGAGCCGTTTTCACTGTGCCATCCGATTTGATATCGCCAAACGGATTCTTGCGGCTTAACAGCAGCGCACGAAGCGCGGTAAGCAACTGGTCGTGCCGCGCCTTCTCCAGACTGGCACCGGATGTCTCCACCACGCTGCAAAGCTCTTCCTGCAACATGTCAAAGTAGTCATCATCCAGATCGGTGGCAGGCGTGCCTGTCTGGGGGTTACCACGGGTAAAACCGTTTTTACCCGCGCCGAACTTATCCTTCTGCGCGGTTTTCGTGTCTATACGATGCATGGATTACTCCGGATATTTAAAAATTACGTAGGTATGCGACGGGCAGAGTTTGTTAAGCACGCACTCGACAACGGTGTCGCCCCAGATAAACAAGCGACGGTTAAGCTCCTGCTCCCAGTTCGTCACCCACGGCATCATCGTGTAGCGGACAAACTGAATCGCCTGCGCAGAAATATTGGAGAAGGTGGCTTTTTCGAGGTCATTAATCATGTGCGCAGGAATATTGAAAATACCGGCAATCATTGAACGGTTCAGTTTCATCATGTCAATGATCTGAGCGTCAACTGGCGACACAGTCAGTGCCTTGTAATCCAGATCGGCTGGCAGCAGCATGGTTTTGTTTTCCTGGCTGCGTAACGCCTGCGATGCCTTCTGCCACTGATCTTTAAGCCAGCCCCAGCTGTCCTTATTGAGTCCGCTTTTAACGGATACTATCCCCGCCGGACGGGCATTACCGCTGAAGAAGCTTTCTGTGTATTTCTGACCGCTCATCCCCATGCCTATTGTTTCGGCATGTTGCATAATCGGACTCAGCCCCATCTTCTGATTATTACCCAGCGCACGGATGTGGATCATATCGTCGGGGCTGATCGCAAACGCCCCATATTCGTTGTACAAACCGTAGGTGTATCGACCACCAGTATTCATCAGCGTCGTTTCCCACGGCATACAGCAATCCAGGGATATGACTTCACCGCGACGATTACGTTTCACCCAGGTATACCCATTCCCCCAGCCAAGGATGTGACGTTGCTTCAGTTCGCGCCATTTGTAACTGGTTTGCCAGGTATTGGGCTCATCATGAACCAGATAAAACGCCGGATGATCGCGTGCGGGCTCAACCTTCCCATTGTGCCTGCGCATAACATGCAACGGCATCTGGGCAAGGCTGGAAGACAGGACATAGATACAGGAATACACCGCAGCCAGTTTCATCGAAGTTTCAGGACTGACATAAACGTCTGCCCGGAACAGCCCATCAGTATCAACGGCATCCCCGGTTATCGGGGTGGAAGGATTCTCCAGTGATTTACTTCTGAACAGAGCATCAAGCAGCACGCGTCCCCCTTCTGGCCATAGCCAGTGCACCCACCAGCAGTAAACCGCCGGACAGCATCAGAGCCGGAGCCATACCAAACTGCAGGTAAAACCCGCACGTAAGCAGGCCAAAACCAGCCAGCCCGATAACATCAGCAATTAGTGATTTCATAGAATTAAGAGAGCATCGTCCGGATCAAGAGATGAGAGGAAATCGTCGGGTTCTTTGAGCATTGCCCGACCGATCGCCATAATCAGTGCAACCGCACCATCGATTTTGTTTTCCGCCTGCTCCTTGACAGGCTTCACCACATCATCGTTACCCGGAATGGTTTTGCCGACCACGTTGCCGATACACCAGGTCATGATGGGATTGCCATCATGATGAAAGCGCCCCGATTCAATTGCCGCTTCCAGCTCTTTCATCGGGTCGGACATGTTGGTGTAGTTCTGAATGATGGTGACGGGGTTCAGGTCTTCATCAGCAAGGTCATGTGACAGCCCGGTCGCCCCGAAGGGGTCGATGGGTGACTCGCTGACCGGGCTGATTTTGTTCGCCGCTTTGGCCTCCTCGAGGATGTAGCGATAATCCACCTCCGCACCATCGGTAACGGTCAGAACCCCCATCTCCACCCATTTCTGAAAGCGTTCGGCTGTCCGGCGATCTTCATTTTTCTCGACGCTGTACACCGTGTCATACGGTACCCAGAAGCGCGGAGCCACACTGTAGTAATGCGTTTTACCGTCAATCTCGCGGGTATAAAGTCGCGCCATACTGTTCATATCCAGCTTACGCGCCAGGTCAAAGGCCAGGATGCACGGTTGCCCCTCGAACTGCTCAAGGGACAGTGATTTATCCTCGCAGCTCTGCCAGCTCACCAGGTTGAAATACGCCGAACGTGCCGACACCCAGATATTGAGGTGTTTTGTTTTAAAGACGTTTGCCAGACGGGCGTTATTTTTCGCACGCTGCTGCTGACTTAACAAAAATTCGCGATAAACCGACACGCCAATATTTGGATTGGCTTTTTCCAGCACCTGCGGGTCGATCCAGTCGTCACCTTCATCAACGGTATAGATGATCCCGAACAGTTCATCGTTAGGCACCGAGCCGTTGAGCATCTCGATGACTTCCCGCCGCTTGTCGTAGCACGGCCCCTCAATGTTGTACCCGGCGGTGGTGATGGCCCACATCAGTGGCTGACGTCGCGCCCCCATCCCGGTAAGCATTGTGGTATAAAGCGCATCGGTGGCATGCTCGTGATATTCATCAACCACGGCACAGTGGGGTGATGAACCATCACCGGGGTTGCCGATCAGCGGTTCAAACCGCGCGCCATCCTCCGGACGGTTCATGTTTGAGGCGTTAACCTCAATCCCGAACGCTTCCGTCAGCATGGGTGTGCGTTTACACATCAGTCGCGCCGGACGAAAAACTTCCCACGCCTGTTTCTCTGTCGTGGCACCGGAATACACTTCCGCGCCAAACTCGTTATCACAGGCAAAACAATACAGGGCAACACCGGCAGAGATTGCCGATTTGCCGTTCTTACGGGGGATTTCGGTATACACCTCCCGGAAGCGGCGCAGCCGGGAGCCTTTATTGACCCAGCCAAACGCACAGCAGATCACAAAGAGCTGCCACGGCTCCAGCGTGATGGGCATCCGTTTGAATGCCCACTCCCCCTTGGTGTGTGGCAACAGCTGAATAAATTTCGCGGCCCGTTCAGCCAGGTCCTTGTCGAAGCGGTAACGAAACGACTTACTTTTTTCCGCCATCAGGTCATCAAGATGGCGCTGGCAGGCCTGAATCACAAACTGGCAGGCCACAATCTTTCCGCGCACGACATCACGGGCATACTGATTAGCAGCATTTACGTTGGGGTAAGATTTCCGGCTCATGACTCGATGATTTTCAGAAACGGGTTAGTGGCTTTCTTCTGCCCCGCCAGGCCAATCAGACGCTGGCGGCTGCTGGGGTCGAGTCCGAGCATTGCACCCGTGCTGCTCATCTCGGACTCCTGTTCTTTTTTGGCGGTCAGCTCCGGATTTTTGACCATGCCGCCCATTGCACCGGTGATGGTGTTGCCCTGTCTGGCAATATTTTTCACGGCACGTCGCCAGAACTCATAGGCCACGCACCACCGCTCAAGTACCGCCAGGTCAGTCACGCACAGCAGGCCCTGACCGCAGAGTTCTTTGGTTGTCAGTTGCCACATGATCGTGGCGAGAGGGAGCTCTTCTTCTGTGAACCACTCCGGTGGCTCAACACCTTTGATGGGCGTAAAAACAGGTTCATCTTTATTCAGGGCTCGCTTGCCGGGGTTTCCGGCCAGCGCCTTGCGCGCCGTTGGCTTGGGGCGACGCCCGGAACGCCCCGCCGTTCCAGCCATATGCGGCACTCCTGGTTAAATTTCATTTTTCGCGGGTATAAAAAAACGATGGGGCGGGCAGTCCGGAAGGCGCGCGGTCGCAGAGATTTGACCTCCCCCTCCCCAGTCTGATGATGACATTAATTATCACTTGAGCCGCTCACGCGCGGTCTTCGCTGCGTGACACGACCAGCACAGGCTTTCAAGGTTGCTGTCTTCATCAGTACCGCCGTGGGCCTTCGCCTTGATGTGGTCCACGCAGGACGCCTGCTTCACTATCGCCTGCCGTAGATGGTTCTGACACAGCCCTTTGTCGCGCTTAAGTATCCGCTCCCGGATGACTTCCCACTTTGTTCCGTATCCTCGCTGCTGCCGTGATTGACCAGGCTTGTAGGACTTCCAGCCTTCACCTTTGTGATTTTCACAGTAGCCAGATGGGTCTGTTGTGGTGTTGCGACAGCCGCGAACACGGCAAGCCTTTGGTGTGCGCGGTGGCATATTCACTCCCCAAAAAACGTATAGCATTATCGCAGACACTTAATGAATGCCTGCTGAATGCCACTAATCGTCGAGTTGCAATACACCGTGCTCAAGTGACTCTGAGTAAGCGATCAGCCCTGTGTATTCAGGGATAATCTCGCCATCATCCGCTTCGAATTCCGGGATTGTACCAGTGGTGATGGTGTATTGGGGCTGACCATCTTCTTTCGCGAATGCTGCTAGGTCTTCAATCTGCTTAGCTGTAAGAACTACTGTCATGCTCATACCTCAGTTGTTAAAAAGCCCCGCTATTGCGAGGCTATGATTGACTAAAGTGATGCTGTCAGGTGTGGGTCCAAATGAATTTAACAATCCCAATAATGCTAGCCAGAACGCCAAAACCAAAAATAAATTGACCACATACCCCTATGATTCCCGATGCAATGGCACCGGCATTTGTCTGAGCATTTTCGTTTATGCTCGCCCCCACTAGATACATAATCAAACCAACTATGAGAGATGCGATAATCCAATGTTCCACTGCTAATACAATTACAATGCTCAAAATATCTGCTAAACCATCACTATGACCACTCACTGCATATCCTTGCTTTGACATTTGAAAAATTCATCACTGGATTATAATTGTTTACACCCTTCATAGTCGTTCGAATATGATAAAAAATCAATTGTGGGGGATAGCGTTATTTGACTCTCTCAACGAGTCGTAAATACGTTCACACGTCATCCCGGCGGTGTAGCGTTCGTCAGCGATTCCAGCATAACGTTTAGCTTCTGCTGCAATATCTCCGAGCATGTCGGCGAACATTCCGGCGTCGGCGTCGGTTGTTTTGCTTCGGACGGCAGCGGCAAGATCAGCGGTGTGCTTTGCGGCGTCCAGGCGTGCGGCAAGCTTTGTTGCTTCGGTACGCAACTGGCTAACAGTGGCAGACAGGCCAGCAGCAGTGGCAGCAGATTTAGCGGCTTGTGCTTGTGCATCTTTTACAGCCTCATCACGGGCAATTATGCGCCCTTGTTCAATCCAGCGTGCGGCAGTCTGCGCGTTCGCTTCCTGTGAAGATTCCATGCTATTGTGGTCAGCCCACTTCTTTTGCCAGCCCCGCTCACTCCAGATGTTCCCGGCAAGAAATGCACCAGCCAACATCAGCAAAACAATGATTGTTTTCCACCGCGCCTGAACAAAAGCAAAGACCGCTGTCATACCAGCAACGCCGCCCGCGCTTTGTTATAACGACTATTTCTGTCAGCCAGTCCATTCTGGCCACCGTTGATGATCTGCGTTACACGGACAACATCACCTGAATACATCAGACAACCACGTAATGTGAAATACCATGCAGCAGAACGGGCTGCATGTTTCTCCTGTGTCAGCAACTCTGGTGTGCTGATCAGATCCAACTTCAGCGCCGCACCGCATTTGGCGTAGTTCTCGCGGCCGGTGATTTGAAGCAGGCCACGACCGCGATATTTCCAGCCGTCACCCTGGCTGTTATTCCCCATGCGGTCACCATAAACCAGATTGGCTATTTGCGGCTGGTGGGCTACCTGCTTACCATCGACACGCCCCAGCATTTCACACTGATAAGGCGTCAGGCGTTTACTAAAGGTTTTCTTCAGCCCGTCTACCGAGTAGTTGAAGCTTTCCACCAGCGAGGTAAAACCAGCAGATTCATGCCCAACTTGTGCAATGAACATGGCCTGATCGTTAACTGCTGTGATTCCAAACTCTTTCATTGCAGCATCAATGTGCGGAAACCAGCGCGCAGCCAGCCCGGCGCTAATACCAGCCGCCTTTTGAAATAATTGTTGGTTCATTAGTGCCTCAGATGATCAACCAGACGTGCAACGTTGCCTCTGACGGCCACCAGCACGGAAAGAAAAATAGTGTTCGCCACGATAATGGGCCATGAGGAATGGGGATAAATCCCACAGAGATAGGCCAACGGAACAGCACTGTATGTAACAGTAATCAGCCAGGCTAAACGTGAAACCCAAGGACGATGCCGCGAATAACCACGACGATAAAACATCAGAGTAATAACAACACAAGCACATAACAGCGCATTTATAGTTGCTGTCGGGTCATTTAGCTCCACCTGAACCTCCCCGGCGCGTTATGAGCGCCACCAGCGAGCCGATATCCTGATTATTCAGGAACGTCAGGATTTTAACGGCTAAAGCAGAGACGATTACGGCACCAATAGCATCCAGAGGTTTATCACTGTATCCGGTCAAGTGCGCCAGCTTGGAGCCAACCAACCCAGAGCAAAGGATCCCGGCAATATATGACACGATAAAATATGCCAGTCGGCGCGATGCACTCAGATCTGCTGCTGTTGCTATGTAGAATACCGTCCTTTTTACAAAACAGAGAAGAGCATCACCGGACGACGGGCTCATAACCCAATCCATCCGGGCGGCTGCCACCGCAGGTGTTCTTCTCTGTTTTGTGGAGAAACTAATCGGCCTTGCAGGGTCGATATGATGAGGAGCAGCAAAATGGCTAGCGAACGCAGTACTGATGTGCAGGCATTTATCGGGGAGCTGGACGGCGGCGTATTTGAAACCAAAATCGGCGCAGTTCTCAGTGAAGTCGCTTCCGGTGTGATGAACACGAAAACCAAAGGTAAGGTCTCACTCAACCTGGAAATCGAACCATTTGATGAGAACCGTGTGAAAATCAAACACAAACTCTCATATGTTCGCCCGACTAACCGCGGGAAAATTTCCGAAGAAGACACCACCGAAACGCCGATGTATGTCAATCGCGGTGGTCGCCTGACTATTCTGCAGGAAGACCAGGGACAGTTACTGACTCTTGCCGGTGAACCTGACGGAAAACTCCGCGCAGCAGGTCGTTAATATCGTTTTTAATTAACTGATTATTTATCTCATCACTGAATATCTTTATATAGTGAGGACTTATTATGTCTCAGAACTTAGACGCAACCGCAATTAATCAAATCCATGCCCTTATTTCTGCTCAGGGTGTTAATGAAATTATCAGTAAGATTGGTGCCGATGCTGTGGCATTGCCTGAGAATTTCCGCATTCATGATCTGGAAAAATTTAATTTAAATCGCTTCCGTTTCCGTGGTGCGCTTTCCACTGCCAGCATCGATGACTTTACCCGTTATTCTAAAGATCTTGCAGATGAAGGCACCCGCTGCTTTATCGATGCTGATAATATGCGTGCCGTCAGTGTGCTTAACCTGGGTACTATTGATGAACCAGGTCACGCAGATAACACCGCCACACTCAAACTGAAAAAGACAGCACCGTTCTCTGCTCTGTTGTCTGTTAACGGCGAGCGTAACTCCCAGAAGTCACTGGCAGAATGGATTGAAGACTGGGCCGACTATCTTGTGGGCTTTGATGCTAATGGTGACGCTATTCAGGCAACAAAAGCGGCTGCGGCTGTCCGTAAAATCACGATTGAAGCAAACCAGACCGCTGATTTTGAAGATAATGACTTCAGCGGCAAACGCTCCCTGATGGAGTCTGTCGAAGCGAAGACCAAAGACATTATGCCAGTGGCATTTGAATTTAAATGCGTTCCGTTTGAAGGTCTGAAAGAACGTCCGTTTAAATTACGCCTCAGTATTATCACTGGCGATCGTCCTGTACTGGTTCTGCGCATTATTCAGCTGGAGGCGGTGCAGGAAGAAATGGCTAACGAATTTCGTGATCTGCTTGTTGAGAAATTCAAGGACAGCAAAGTAGAAACCTTTATTGGTACTTTCACCGCCTGATTTCATTACTGCAAATGCCCCTGCGGGGGCATTTATGGAAACGTAATTTACTCAATAATCGCCGGATGGTGAGGGATTCTTTTTACCAGAATTCAGCGCGGTGCAGCGCATATACGTGGAGAACAAAATGTCATTTATTAAAACTTTTTCCGGGAAGCATTTTTATTATGACAGGATAAATAAAGACGACATCGATATTAACGATATCGCGGTTTCCCTTTCAAATATCTGTCGCTTTGCCGGTCATCTTTCGCACTTCTACAGCGTCGCCCAACATGCGGTTCTTTGCAGCCAGCTGGTGCCGCAGGAATTTGCTTTTGAAGCGTTAATGCATGATGCAACAGAAGCGTATTGCCAAGACATCCCCGCACCACTGAAACGACTTCTTCCTGACTATAAACGGATGGAAGAAAAAATAGACGCCGTAATCCGTGAGAAATACGGGTTACCTCCTGTTATGAGCACGCCAGTGAAATATGCCGATCTCATCATGCTGGCAACCGAACGCCGCGATCTCGGGCTTGATGATGGCTCTTTCTGGCCTGTGCTGGAAGGTATCCCGGCAACAGAGATGTTCAACGTGATTCCACTGGCTCCAGGCCATGCCTACGGGATGTTTATGGAACGCTTTAACGAATTATCGGAGTTACGCAAATGCGCATGAATGTTTTCGAAATGGAAGGGTTTCTTCGCGGGAAATGTGTACCGCGAGATCTGAAAGTGAACGAAACAAATGCTGAGTACCTGGTACGTAAATTCGACGCGCTTGAAGCTAAATGTGCGGCACTGGAAAGCAAAATAATACCAGTGTCAGCTGAACTGCCACCAGCAAATGAAAGTGTTCTGTTATTTGATGCTAACGGAGAAGGCTGGCTGATTGGCTGGCGTTCTCTCTGGTACACCTGGGGACAAAAAGAAACCGGAGAATGGCAGTGGACATTTCAGGTCGGGGACCTTGAAAACGTCAATATCACTCACTGGGCAGTAATGCCGAAAGCACCAGAGACTAAGAAATGAGCGTGATAAAAACTCATACAGGAATTGTTATCACCCGAGACGGTGAAAAGCGGATGAAATTACATTCCACTGAAACGTCCTGGGTTGCCGGACGTTGTGAATCCTACGACAAAAAGACTGGTTACCGTTGGGGGGCACCTAACATGCGTCGCCGTCTGCTACTGGACAGCATCAGGCCAATAAAACAGGTAGCAACCAGGGAACAAAATTAATTATCAGGACTGGAATTTGATATTACTGCCCGTGTGCAGCGGGCTAAGTGGAGAAACATATGCTGAACCTCGATTGTGTTCCAATCTCAACTTATTGCAAAGAAACTGGCGAAACTCCTGAAGCAATAAACAAACGTGTACAGCGCGGTGTTTGGCGTGAAGGTGTTCAGGTTTTAAAGGTTGAAGGCGTTAAGGAGAGGTGGATTGATCTTAGTGAGGTTGCAAAATGGGCCAGACAAAACTGCTCAAACTACCGCGCGGCGTAACAATCAGGAAACACCGCCAGGGCGAAACGATCAATATAACTTTCACCTACAAAGGAGTTAAATGTCGTGAGCCTCTTTCCAATCTGGAAGTAATACCAAAGAACATAAAATACGCCGAGCGCACACTCGGCGAAATTCATAATAAGATCGAAAGGGGAACATTCATTTATGCGGAATATTTTCCCCGTTCTGCTCGTTTGAAAATTTTTGGTAATGCTGCTGCAGGCAAAACGGTAAAAATGTACCTGGACGAATACCTTGAAATCTGCGAAACGAGAAAACTTTCACCCTCTACGATTGGTGGTTATAAAAAATGCCGTAGTGCGTTAGCCTCACTCCACATTTGCCCTGCAAGTGAATTAACACCAGCAATCCTGAAAGCGTGGATTCAAAGCCAGAAAACGACCTCAAAAACAATTCGCAACCAGTTATCTTTCCTGCGGTCAGCACTTGATGAAGCCGTAACCGATGGGGTACTTCAAATTAACCCCGTATCGTTGGTAACTGCTTCGCGCTACCAAAGTGATAAGTCAGAAGCAGAAAGCAGCTACGTGGTTGATCCGCTATCACCAGCAGAAGTTGATGCATTACTAGCAGCAGCCGGAAACAAACAATGGGAAAATCTGTTCCGGTTCGCTATACATACAGGCCTGCGTAGTTCTGAATTATGTGCCCTTCGATGGCGTGATATCGACTTTGTTGGAAAAACTGCCCATGTCCAGAGCGCAAGTGTTGTCGGTGTTATCAAAGGAACAAAGACAAAAGCCGGTACTCGTAAAGTTGAACTGACAGAAGAGGCAATGTTGGCGCTGATAAATCAGAAGCCATTTACATTCATGAAGGATGCTACTGTCTTTGAAGATCCAAAGACAAACAAACCGTGGGCCAGCGCCGATGCGATAAGGAAAAAAGCGTGGATACCAACCTTACGTAAAGCAGGTATCCGGTACCGTAACCCATATCAGACCAGGCATACATTCGCCACCAGCCATATCAGCCGTGGTGCGAACCTGTTCTGGCTTGCAGGCCAGATGGGCCATAAGGGACCAGAAATGCTATTTCGTCACTATGGCAGTTACCTTGCTGCATATGACGGACATACCGCTAAAAATACTAATGATACAAAACAGGCTTGATGCTGCCCGAACAAATAGCCACTGAAACCTGATAAAAAGTTATTTGTGATGTGGTTATGTTCGTCATATCCACATCATACATACTTAAACATAAGGCACTTTTTACCTTGCAAAAATTCGAACCAAGCATATATGTTATAGGTGAACTTGGTACTCAGGCAGCTGTCCTAGTACTAGGAACACGCGGGAAATCTTGGAGCCAGTACGTAGATTATGGTAAAATCCCGCGCCCCGTTCTGCGGGGAGCAATAAATGCCTCAAAAGGATACATTGGGGGGACTGAAAGGAGGTCTTTATGTCAGAACTAGTCATGAAGATGTTTGGGCTGAATGATTTGGTCAAAGGCGGACAAGCCATGGCCGATCGTTTGAACAAATCTGGTGTTAAAAACATCAAGGTCGTAGGGCGTGGTGCAGTTATTGTAGACCCATCTACTGACCCAGAAAAAATCACTCAGCTTAGGAAAGCAGCTAGAAAATTCGTCGAGCAGGATGCAAAAGCTGTTGCAGCCGCTAAAGCTAACTCAATGGACAATGACGACTAA